CTATCAACATTATTAACACAAGAAGATTTATTGGATATTAAGTTTGAGCCAAAGAATACAAAACAAGGTAATCCATTTAGTGAGATTAGTAGTGCAAGGGCATTTGAAGTTGTTTCACAGTCAGACAGTTTCAAAAAACAAAGAGATGGTGTAAACGCTGGTCAATTTTTAGGCTTTGATCCAATCACAAGACAGATTGCCAAAAAAGAAATTAGTTTTGGTGATGTTTATACATCAATGAAAAATGCCAATGAGAATCCAGATTTCTCAGAAATTTTCGATAGAGATGGTAAACCAAATACACAAGCATTTGACTCTAAAAAATCAGTAAGTATTTTTGGTGCAGCTCAAAAGTTGAGTGAGTATATTAAAAAAATGGATCCGACAGCAATTTCAAAAGTTGATAATATCGAAGATTATTTGTTTCAAAGACAATCAATTCTTTCAAATTTAATGGCGAAAAGATTAAAGATTGCAATGCCAGGAAACTTTCAATTGACTTCCGGATTCAATGTGAATGTAATGGCACCATCTCAAGGTATTAAAGAAGATGGTGATGACAATGATGATCCAAGTGTTAGTGGTAAATATTTAATTGTTGCAACCAGACACATTATTGGATTCGATAAACACGAAACTGTTATTGAAGTAGCATCTACTTCTACAAATAATGAATTCATACCTTCAAGTAATCCAGAACAAACAAACGCAATTTTAGCATACACATAATATGGAAGATACAAAAAACTTTGCTGGTAAAGATGGTTTTATCTGGTGGGTTGGAATAATAGAAGATAGAAATGATCCATTGAAGATGGGTCGTTTGAAAGTTCGAGCCGTTGGTTGGCATCCAGATGATAAGATGAATTTACCAACCAGTGATTTGCCTTGGGCAACTCCAATGATTCCAACAAATAACATTAATGTATATTCACCAAGAGAAGGTGATATGGCTGTTGGTTTCTTCTCTGATGGTGAAAATGCACAAGAACCAATTGTTATGGGAATACTTCCAGGCATAGCATTAAAATCTGCTGACAGACAAAAAGCATTTTCTGATCCTAGAAGTGATGCAGAATTAAAATCTTCCCCAAGAACACCAAAAAATAAAACATACAAAACCGATGGTTCTGGAATATCAATAGAAGAAAAAACACAATCAGAATCTTACCCTAAATTTCTTGATGAACCTTCAACATCAAGGATTGCAAGAAATGATTCAGATACCATTACAAAGACTTTCATACAAGAAAGAAAGACTAATAAAGTAACTTCTGTTCCTACTGTAAAATCAACATGGAGTGAACCAGAAACTTCTTATGCTACAAAGTATCCATACAACAATGTTATGGATACAGAATCAGGGCATCTATTAGAATTCGATGATACTCCAGGTGCCGAGAGAGTTCATATTGCTCACAGAAGTGGTAGTTTTATTGAATGGTTCCCTGATGGCAGTAGAGTAGAGAAAATCACTAAAGATAATTACTCTATTGTAATGAAAGATGACAATGTTTACATTATGGGTAAATGCAACATTACTGTTCAAGGTAATGCTGAATTAAAAGTTCAAGGTAACTTTGATATGGATATAGGTGGAACTTGCAATATTCGTTCTGGTGGAACAATGAAAATTAATGCACCTCTAATAGATTTGAATGATGGTACGAATGGCGCAGCTCGTATAGGTGATACTGCTGATACTGGTGATGCTGGAACTGGAAGCCATTTCGATACTAATAGTGCGGGAACTAACATAATTGAAACTGGTTCTGCAACAGTTGTTATTGGTGGATGAGATAAATAGAACATGGCTCAAGTAGATATACAATCATCCCGCAGTTTTAAAGACTTGGATTTGAATTTTACCATTCATCCAGTCCGTAAAGATATCAATACTCACAAGAATGAGTATGCTATCATCAATTCGGTTAAGAATTTAATTCTTACCAATCACTACGAAAGGCCATTTAGGCCACAAATTGGCAGTAGTATTCGCAGACTTTTGTTTGAGAATATTGATACAATCATAGCAGCACAATTAGAAAGAGCAGTTGTAGAGACAATTGAAAACTTTGAGCCAAGAGCTCAAGTAAATCAAATTAATGCAATTGCCGATCCAGACAATAATGGGTATAAACTAAGACTTGAATTCTTTGTTATTAATAGTGTAGACCCAATCACAATTAATTTTTTCCTAGAACGGATTAGATAATATGGCAGACCGTTTACGAGTTACCGAACTTGATTTTGATACAATCAAGAATAATTTAAAAGCATTTTTAAATCAACAATCTGAATTTACAGACTATGACTTTGAAGGTTCTGGTCTGAATATTCTATTGGATATTCTTGCTTACAATACCCATTACAATGCCTACTATCTAAACATGGTTGCTAATGAATCATTTTTAGATACTGCTATATTAAGAGATTCTGTTATCTCTCATGCTAAGACTTTAGGTTATACACCACATTCAACAAGAGCATCTGTTGCAACAATTAATTTTACGGCAAACTCAGCAACATCAACAAGTGGAACATTAACATTACCAGCTGGATTTGGTTTCTTGTCAAACCAAATTGATAGTAAACCATATAACTTTGTTGTATTAGAAGATACAACTGTAACTAAATCAAATTCAACTTATTATTTTGAAAATTTAGAAATCTATGAGGGTCAATTAACCACTTATAGATTTACTCACAACTCTGCATCAAATCCAAAACAAGTATTTACTTTGCCTGATGCAAACATTGATACAACAACTATTAAAGTTCAAGTTGCGTCATCCTCTGGAAATACACAACTCACAGTTTACAATTCAGTTTCTGATATCTTGGATGTTGGTGTCAGTTCAGAAGTTTATTATCTACAAGAAAACAAGTCTGGTAAATATCAAATCTACTTTGGTAATAATGTAGTTGGTAAATCATTACCTGATGGTGCAATAGTGAATGTTACTTATTTAAGAACAAACGGAACGGCTGCAAACAAAGCAAATAACTATGTTGCAACTTCTGGTATTTCAGATTCTTTAGCAGAGTCAATTACAAGTTTTGTTATTGATCCAATTTCTTCGGCTGCAGGTGGTGCAGTAAGAGAATCTGTTGATGATATTAAGTTTGCTGCAGCTGCACAGTTCACTACACAAAACAGATTGGTGACTTTTAAAGACTATGAATCATATCTAAAGAAAAATTATCCTAGTATTGATTCTTTATCTGTTTGGGGTGGTGAAGAAGAAACTCCACCAACATATGGTAAAGTTTATATTTCATTAAAACCAAAAGAAAATTATTTTATCTCTGAAACAGAAAAACAAAGAATCATTGATGAAATTATTTCACCAAAAGCAATTGTTGCCGTTAGTGCAGAGATTAGAAATCCTGAGTATCTGTATTTGCTTGTTGAAAACTATGTTGAATATGACAAAAAGAAAACATCATTAACACCAGAATCAATAAAAACTTCAATTAGAAATGCTGTGTTGGTTTATAGAAATACTAATTTAAATAAATTTGATTCAACTTTTGTATTATCTAAATTACAAGATAGTATTGATGGTGTTGATTTAAATGCAATTACTGGTTCTGAAACAGTATTGAGATTGCAAAAAAGATTTGAACCTACTTTAGGTGCATCAACTACATACACAATTAATTTCAATGCTTTGTTGCATCGTGGCACAAC